GGTTGTCGACGAAGGTGGTAATGTTACCAGTATAGAGATAGGGAACTGGGCGCACACTAGCGGTATCTATCAAATACCTGATGCCCAAATATCTAGGACAACTATAGTAGGTGGCGGTGCTGTTGACATTGATGACTATGATCCAGGTAACTTTAATCTCCACTTTATAGACCCTGGAAGTAATGATAGAGACTTTACAGGTATTGTTGCCCCATCAGCAAGTGTTAACAGAGTTGTTATGATAATTAACGCAGGAACAAACCAGTTAAAGTTTAAGCACGAAGACTCTGCAAGTGTAGCATCAAATAGATTAGCACTTGCTGATGATTCTGATTTCGATTTGGGGCCAAATGGTTCTGTACAATTTATCTATGACCACGTTAAAGATAGGTATGTGACTTACACCTATTATTAAGAGCAGTAGAAATGACAAAAAAGTTTTACAGAGAAGACAGTCCACTTGGAAACGCAGTAGTGTATAGTGAAGAAGCGCCTGAAAATTTCACTGAAATAACCGACCCTATTGAAGTTAAAAAAGAGTACATAAAGATTTACAATAGGCGAGCGAAAGACGGTGTTGCTCTTTATAACGATATCAGAGCTGATCTAGTGGCTCTTTACTATAATGGTGTGATAACTGTAGAAGCATCTTACCAAATAGAGCTTAAATTGATGGAAGCTAAGTCTTTTCTACTAAGTGGTGATTGGGCAACTGCTCAACACTCACTAACACAGATAACTATTGACGAATTTTATACACAAAGTATACATGACTCTATTAAAGTAAAAGTTGATGACTATGTAGCCCTCAATTATTAATTTGATAGCAGTAGGAGTTAATTATGTACAAGAGGGAGAATTTTTGCGGGCCAGCGGGAGATGGTGTAGTATCAAAGTTCTTTTCAAATAGCATAGCTTGGATACTGGAAAAGTTAAGATTTGATTTTTTCCACGAATGCCGTGGCCACGATTTTGACTGGTCGGATTATCCTGCTACAGCGGACGATCTAATATTTGCACGTAAGGTGTATGCTAAAGCAAAGAAAGATCTTCGTTATAATTGGGACTTGAAGTATGGCAAAGGTCTTATAGCTGGACTAGTAGCATTTACAGGTTTTATTTTAGTGAGAGGTACTGCAATAGTGTATAAACAACTTAAGAGGCTAGAAAAATGAGAGAGTTAATTGCACCTACTACTGACGCAACTACAGCGTTTTCTATATACGCGCCTATGGATAGATTTATAGGCTTAGCTCAAGGCGGACCAAGCGGTTCGCTAGGGGCTGGTGAGACTATCTCGCTTGAGATTAATCTAGGCGGGGTTTGGACGCCAATCCTTCCTGCAATTGAGTTGACTGATGCGACTAACTATATACAGATAGCTGGTCCAGCAAAGTACAGAATTAATAAGTCTCCTACTGCTGCTGCTGTTGGCGTATATCTGGAAGAATAGTATGGACAGCATAGTAAGAAGTCCTTTAAGAAATCCAGTGGTAGACTCTAGCGGTGGAGGGTCTTCGCCTATTGTTGCGCCTGAAAATTACGGGGTAGACGCCAAGCCAAGCGGTAGTGGCGTTACTGCTGGTAGTGGTGGTACAAGCTGGACTGATGTGGTAGTAAATTCAACTATCCCGCATGTGGAAATGACAAACCCTGATCTAATCTACCAGGGCAACGGTCGATACTTAAATGACTACGGTGCGACTATTACCGTTAAGGGATTTATCTCAGCTAATGTCTATTCAAGTGGAATACAGACAAATACTTTTCAATTCACCGTTGGCTTGTGGGATGGTGTAAGAATTGTTGAAGATGCTGCAAAAGCTGTTTCTTGGGGCGGTATTCGTAGTGTTAATCAACCAAGTTCAAGCTCAGGCAGAGTTTTCTCTTACGAGATAGACGTACCTGATGGTGAAATCTTCGGCTTTAGTAAAAGGCGAACAGGCGGCAATGGAACAATGCAACTTTATGGCTGGCAACATACTGTGAGGGCTCTATAATGCTACTATATCTTATAGAAGAAAATGGCGTACAAAGCCTAGTTGCTCAAGACGGCGGTAATTTTTATCGCCAGTCAAATATCCACGCAGATTTTAATGACGTTAAAGACGACCCAGAAAATACTGTAGAACCTTATCCTATTGCGGAAGTACCGCTAGAAGAGTAAATCATGGCGTTAACAAGAGTGCAAGATATACTATTAAAAGCTAGAGATACTTTAGCTGACCCTGACAAAGAGCGGTGGTCTGATGCTAGACTTATACGTTTAATCGATGAAGGTCAGTTAGATATAGCTAAGCAGTCTATGATTCTTAAAGGTGAAGCTTTTTTAATACCTGTTAATGAGCAAGTAAAATACACTTTACCTACTGACACATGGTTGTTAACTCGCGCAACTTATAACGGTTGCAAGATTAGCTTAAAAACTCACGCAGAGATGGATAAGATAGCTAATAATAGGTCGATAAACAACAACAATGTTGGAGAATATCGCAATCCTAATTACGGCTCAAATTACACCGACTTCGGACTAGGTGACTATTGCTGGGAACTTGACACAGGCAGTGAAATTGCGGCTCTAATTTATGATAGACGCAATATGTCTGAGGTTAAGTCTTACCCAATACCTCTTGTAGACACAGAAGACACGTTTACTGACATATATGGAGTAGTGACTTCCATTTCAGGAGGAGATTATACATTTTCTTCTGATTTCGGAATTGTTACTAGCGCTTCTGATCCAGATATTCAAGTTGAAATAATAGACCAGTTTGGTGTAGTAGTTGGTTCGTTAGAGACTGAAGGTATAGTTAAGATTTGGTATGTTCGCATGCCTAATAAAGTTACTCAAGACACTGATGAGCTAGAGATTCCAGAAATGTGGGATACTGCTCTTAAACACTATGTTATTTTTAATGCTTTTGATGATGATTATGACTCCAGGTTTGCAGCTAAGAGCCAGAAGGCATCTGCGTTGTACGACAGGGAGCTCTCTAGAATTGAGGACACTGGTGCTTTGGATAGTACTATGGCAGGAGAAAGACAGACATCTTATAGAGGAGCTTTTGACCAGTGAAAGACTACATAGAATGGGCTATCATGTTCACAATAACTACAGCTGTTGGTTGGATGACATGGAGTGCTAGACAGGAGAAAATAAGCGTGCTAAAATGGCGAAAAGATGTAGATGATACTTTAGTAAATCTAACTCAACGTTTAGCGCTGGCAGAGCAGCAAGCGGAGAATGAGTCTCAAAATAGGCAGCAAAATGACACAGCATTGGCTAATACTTTAGAGGGTCTAACCGCGACTTTGCAGACTCAAAGCAATAAGATGGAGACTCAGCATACCGGTATAACCGAGACACTTACTGAAATAAAAGTAACTTTGGCTACATTAAAAGCACAACAATGAAACTTCAAGACTTTACAGGCGGTTTAAGCACTAGGCTGCGTCCACAGTTTATCTCCTTGACAGAAGGTCAAGAGTATATTAATATAGATAATTCTGTAGGCACACTTAAAGCTGTAGCAAAGAAAGAAGAGACTGAGACTATTACTAAACGATTTGCCAAGTTCTTCGACAACCAATGGTTAAGCTCGGATAATCGTAGGTTTTACGCTGAGCTATTAGGTAGACTATACTGGACAGATGGTATTAATGCTCCAGGTAAGTACAGCAACGGAACGGAGTCAAACTTAGGCATTGCACAACCTACCACTGCGCCCACTACAACTGTTAGCTTTGTTGAAGCTCCTACTGAAGCTAAGATAACAGCTGCAGCGGGCGGCGACTTGCCTCAAGACTACTACTTTTATCGTTTCGTCGGATTCGATGGAACATACTACTCGGGTGTACTAGACTTGCACATAGACGCAGGAGCAACTGACCATAATATAGTAGTACGAGACCAAGGCTGGTACAGAGATGGTTCAGATGTGCTTATTCCTGAAGTAGGCTTTACTAGCAATAGCACATTTGGTAAAGTTAAAAAGACAGTAAATGGTGAACCAGAAATATACAGAGAAGCTTTAAACAGTTCTACTGCTGATAGGGCTATTACTATCACTGGAGTCGATGGTCTGACTTATCCTGCCGGTGGAGTAGTTGTGTTTAGGCAGTATAAAGGTATTTGGAGGCAAGTGGGCATATTAGGTACTCCTACTTCTTCCTTAGTTGATAGCGTATTTGATATATCTGGTAATGCTGAACTTGATATAAATGCTGTTGCTCCAGTTAGCGGTACAATGCAATACTTTTATACTTTCTATAATTCTACTGATGCTGTAGAGTCTGGCGCTAGTCCTATTACTGATGAAGAAGTAGTTATGGGCACAGTTGAATTATCTGGATTAGAAGAATCGACTGACCCTCAAGTGACGCATAAAAGAATTTACAGAATTGGCGGGGATTTAACTAACTTTGCTTTAGTAGCAGAAATACCTAATAACCAGCCTACTTTTACCGACGATTTAGACGACTTGTCTATTGTGGGCTCAATAGCACAAACAGCTACTTTTGCGCCGCCTCTACAAACGTTGAATTTCTTAACTGAAGCATATTCTATGTTATTTGCTGCTACAGGTTCAAGATTATACTTTACTCCAATTGGTGTACCTGATGCATGGCCACCCCTTAACTTTTTAGACTTCGGTACTACTATTACAGGTATTGCTCCAACAGGTACTGGACTGCTAGTTTTTACTAGGTTTAGAACTGATATTGTACTGGGTACAACACCGGAAACGCTTTCACAGCAGCTATTAAGTGGCGACCAAGGTTGTGTAGGTTCTGCTTCGATCCAAGTCATAGGTGACTTTGCTCTTTGGACTACATCAGATGGCATTTGTGCATCAAGTGGTAATGCAGTAGAGGTTATATCACGGAATAAACTAGGTAAATTTACTTTAAATCCTGTGGACTCTGTTGTACATGATGAGACTTACTACGTGTTGAACGACGATGGTATAGCCTTAGCTTATGATAATAGATTCGCCCCTATCTATAAAAGACTGGACTTAAACATTGAAGCTTTTGCTCTAGCTGATGACGTGTTATACGGTTGGGACAACTCTACTTTGCTTAGCACTCTATTCTCTGCTCCTAAAAACCTCGAGAGTATGACGTTTAAGTCTGCTCGCATGGTAGAGGGTAGAATAACGGAAGAAAAAACCTATAAAAAGGTGTACATTTCTTTTAAAGGTAGTATAATAGTAAAAGTATACATAAACGATAAAGAAGTCTATACCAATCAGTTCATTACTGATTTAGACATCGTTAAAGTAGAGCAATTTCAACTTCCCCACGAGCTTCAACGTGGAGAGTATATCCAATTTGAAGTAACAGGTACTGGTGAAGTTCTTGAGTTAGAGTATATGGCAGGTAAGAGTGGCACTCATGGCTAGTAAGATAACATTGACAATTCCTGCTAATGTGACTGATAAGCAATCAGTTAAGAGGTTTTTTACAGAAGTTGCGGAACAATTAGCAAGTCAGGAAGAGCAGATTAAAGCCCAAGCAGAACGAATAGAAGAGTTAGAGAACAAGCAATGAACTTTGATCCATTATTTGAATTCATCTACAAAGGCAACTTAGAAGCAAATAAGTTGTCGTACACTATTCTTACTGCTTTACACACGTGGGACGATTTAATTGATAAAGATCCTGCTACTCCAGAAGAAATAAACCAAGCATTTTTAGACTGCCTATTCTTTATTCCTGAAAGTCAATTATGGGACGTTACATTAAGAGCTAATTTATTTAATGTTTACTTAAGGTGGCAAGACGCTAACACAATTGAAGCTAATCCTGAGTCAACTGATAATGACTTAGCAATGGCTTGGATGCTTAGAGCAGGTGTTTACGATATTTTTGTATTAATAGCTGCTAAACTTTACGGTACAGCTTGGGCGCAACAAATTGGCCCAGATGTAAGAAAATTTTACGGCGAGACACTAGAACAATTTATTCAGGAGGTTAGAAATGCCTGACCCAGTCACTGGAATAACAGTAGGTACATCACTGTATGGGCAGCAGCGAGCAAGTAAAGCGCGAAAAAGTGCTAGCTCTAAATACGACGCAGCATTGTCTGCAGAAGAGAGTATGCAAGAGCGACAGCTAGCACTCCAAGAAGAAGAGTTCCAATTTGCGCAACAAATGTACGAAGAATGGAATGAGGTATTTGGTGGACTGCAAGAAAACCTCGCAGATTACTATAATGGCCTAACTCCTGAGTCGTACGCTGCTCAAGGCTTAGAAGCTTTTGAAGAAGAACGCGCTAAATACACAACTCAAGTTAATGAGATATTAGCTCAGCGTGGTATTACTCCTGAGAGTGGAGTTTCTGCAGGTGTAGCAGTTCAAGATGCTCTAGACACTAGTAGAGAGCGTAGCAGAATACGTAGAGATGCTCCTAGTGAAGTCGCTCAACAAAAGTCGAGCTTTTTAAACCTCGGCTTAAACAGAAAGCCTGATCTACAGGATGCATATGCTAAACGTTCTAGGTATGCTTCTGATGCCACAGGTGTTATGCGTGGCCGCACTGCTGATGCAAGAAACGTATTAGACACTGCTAATAAAGGTTACGCTACATCTACAGCTGGTTTAGTAGAAGAGATTGGTACAGGTCTTAGTGACTACTTTGAAAGTAAAGAGGAACAATAATGCCTAACGAATATACAGGAGCTGCTATAGTAAAAGCTGCTCAAAGAATTCCAGATAATGTAGCAAGACGACAAGAAGCTCGACAACAAGTTAAGCTAGCTGAGGCGAAGTTTAAGCAATACGAAGCTGAACAACCTAAGCGTAATGCTCAGCTAGAAGTTGACATGCAAACCCTTAAAAATGATTTGTATAAGTCACAAGCTGAAGGACTTAAGAATAAGGTCTTTGGTTCATTAGACCGTTATGAAGGCTCTAAAGATGTTAAGTTTCTCAACAACATGCTTACAGAAGCTAAAAGTAATCCTATCGGTCAGCGTATGTTTAACAACACTGTTCGCTTTGACCCTCTAACTCGTACTCCTGAAGCAGAAGCTCAGTTAGCTGCTATGGGTTTAACTGACGCAGACGGGTTCTTTGCAGACCCTAACGCTATGGCTAACTTTACAGTAGTTACACGGCCAGATGGTTCTCAAGAGATTCATGACTTAGATAAGATATATGCTATGACAGGCTATACTAAGCATATGAACGCTGAGCAACTTGAGCAGATGGAAACACGTGCTAAAATTATGCAGATGATGCGTAAAGGTAAGAATGCAGGGGACTTAACTGCTTTAGAACGTGTAGCAAGACAATGGGCAGATAGCGACCCTGACTTGACTTTTGTGGAAGCATATCGTAAATTAAATGAAGGTGGAACTAAGACTGCTGGAACACAAGCAGAAAGATACGCACAACGACTCCGAGAGTCAAATCCGGATATGTCTTACGTCGAGTCCATGCAACAAGCAGTTCAAGACTTAAGTCGTGGTACTAAGAATGAGCGTGAAGCTCGTTTGAATGCCTTAGAAAAAGGCACAGACTTTAAAACTGAATTGGCCGAGGTTAACAAGCGTACTGAACGTACTACTGACCAGAAAAAGTTTGACGAGATTAATGAAGTTAAAGATGCACTTGATGAGCAGTTTGCAGACCAAGGTGGATTCTTAAACGCGGATTTATCTGACCCTAAAGTTAGACAAGCAGCTCAACGTCAAATAATGAGAATTGAGCAAGAGTTCCCAATGTCTGCAGCGGACAGAAAAATCGCTGGTGAGATTAAACAGTTAACAGCTTTTGCTGATATTGTTGAGCAAGAGATAACTGATGCTGAAACTGGTCCTTTAGATAGCTTACTACGCGGCGTTAAGAAGTACGTATCCAATGACGTAGAAGGTCTTGCAGGTGTATCTGCATACGAAGCGTACAGGAATACAATGCGACGAGCAATGGCTGGTACTGCACAGTCTGCCCAAGAAACTGCTAATTTCAACAAATCAATGGGTTCTTTGTTACAACAAACTGGTCCAGTGTTAGAACAGTTTAAAATACAGACTCTTGACTTGAAGAACAAATTGCAAGCTATCTATGACATGAATGACCCTTACGTTGCTAAGGTTCGACTCAACATGAACATGGATAAGATTGCAGACATTATTATAGCTTTAGATGAACGTCTAGAGATGTTTGACAGTGTACCGATCGATAAAGAAACAGTTAAGCCTGGTGAAGTGAAACAAACAGTTGACGAGTATTTCCCAGAGCCGGCTAAGAAAGATATTTCGGAGTACTTTAACTAATGAAAGCAGAAATAGAAGACTTGCAAGATACTTTTAAAGTAGGTTATGAAGTATTTGAGCCGTCTAGAAAAGAAGCCGATGCTATTTGGGACCTTTACCACAACCGTCAATTTACTGACGATCAGTTAGCTATATTAGCTAACAGGGGTCAACCTGCAGAAACGTTCAATGTGATAAAATTGTTTGCTCGTATGTTAATAGGGTACTACTCTACTATAGTTAATACAGTAGTTGTACGCCCTACTAACCCTAGGGACATCGATACTGCAGCTACACTTAATGATGTAGTTAACTCAGTGTTTGAAGATAACAGGTTCGACATTGAAGGCGACACAATTAAGCTTGGCGGCCTTATCTCAGGGTTGATGTGCAGTTACACTAATGTGCAAGACACAGGTGCGCGTGATCAGTTTAATCGGCCTATCAATAAGGTTATTACTCACCATATTCGTGACTCTGAAATCGTTCTTGACCCAATGAGTGTTAAGGACGACTATTCTGATGCGAGATTCTTACATAGATTCAGATGGGTATCTGAGGATGCAATCAAGCGTACATTTGGTGCCGAAGCTTTAGAAAAGTTAGATGCGCAAGATAACTTCTTAAACATTGAAGAAGCTGACTTTACTTATAACTTTGGCGAACCGTTCACTGGTTATTATAAAATCTTTGATAACTACTTAATTGTTCACACAGTTATTGAGGAAGAAAATGGTAAGCGCTATTCTTGCTTCTGGTCTGGCGACCATATGCTAAGAAAAGAAGAAATCACCATGAAAGAAGCCAAGTGGCCATATAGAATTCAAAGACTGCATGCTTCTGACAAAGCTGAGTACTACGGCATCTTCAGAGAGGTTAGAGAGTCTCAGCACGCGCTAAACCAAGCTGTAATTAAGATTCAGTTGATGGTCAACTCTGAGAAAGCTTTTGTTGAAACCGATGCTGTAGAGAACATGTCAGACTTTACTGATGCATTCAACAGAGTTACAGCTGTTGTACCAGTTACTCGATTAAATGGCATTAAAGTAGAAAAACTCACTAGAGAGATTCAAGAACAGTACTTAATTATTGATAAGTCGCTAGACAGAATCCAAAGAGTGCTAGGCATAAATGATAGCTTCTTAGGCATGGCATATGCTTCAGATTCTGGTCGCAAAGTTAAGCTACAGCAAAATGCAACTATTATGTCTTTACGATATATTACGGCTAGAATCGAGTCATTCTATAAAAGCTTAGGCATGGATATAGCTTTACTAATCAAACAGTATTACTACGCGAACCAAATTATCATGGTTACCGACCAGATAGTTGGAGAGCGCTGGGTAGAAATTAACCAGCCTATAATGAAGCCTACAGGTCAATTTGATCCGCAAGGTAATCCTATTATGGAGCCAGTATTGCTTCCAATGGAAGACCCTGAAACTGGCGAGATGGCTCTAGATGAAGACGGCAACATTATTATGGCACCTGTTTCTGAAGGAGGAACAGAGTTTGCATTCTTTGACTTCCAAATTAAGATTGAAGCTAACTCTTATAATGATGAGGATGAGAAAGCACAGTTAATGCTTGAGACAGTAATGTCTGGGCAAGTTGGTCAAATGGTTGCACAGATTAATCCTGCTGGATTTTTCCAAATGGCTGCATTAAGTATGAGGTCAATGAAAACTAAGTACTCTCCAGATATGGTTAAAGTGCTAGAACAGACTTCACAAATGCTTACTCAAGACCCACAAGCCAATGCAGATGCTGCTAGTGTGGCTCAAGGCAACGGTGGTGGAGGCGGTCAGCCAATGAGCAGAGAATTAAAGTTACCACAAAATACTAATGAGGAAGCTGTATAATGGGCGTCGAAAAATTAGTTCCAGAGTCACTACTTAGAATAGGCATTGATGCGATGTCTGATAAAGGTACGATTAAGGGTAAAGCAGTTGAAAATCAGCTTAAGAAGCGAGGTGTCAAAGAAGACGAACTCGTATATTCTGGTATTCGCGAAAAACTAGACCCTGAAAAGAAGTACACTAAGCAAGAGCTACTTGACATTGAAGCTAGTCGTCCAGATAAGTTTGGACAAGACACAAAACTTCCTTCTGATGTACCTGTTCTTGACGCTGTTGTAGATAATAGAGGTACAGCTAGATACCAAGGCTACAGTACGCCTAAAGGTAAGAACAGTGCAGGCTATAAAGAAAATGTCTATACTTATGCAGATAATGGCTTCTCTCCAAATGGTGTCGTACCAAAAAGTGACCAAAATCTCTTTAAACTTTGGGGCACTAATGCAGGTTCAGAAGAAGGCGCTAGAGCAGCAGGCTTTGATGATAATGACATGTTTAATGAATGGGTCTTTGAAAATGCGGGAAGATACGGCGCAGATGCAGGAGCAGAGGACTTCGTAGACCAAGTAGCTCAAATTGCAAGTACAGGTAAGTCTTTATCTCCAAATAGTAGGTATAATTCAAATCACTTTAATACCCCTAACTACTTAATGCACACTAGAACTTACCCTGACGTAATAGATGGTAAGAACACCCACGTTGTCCAAGAAATTCAGTCCGACTTGCATCAACAAGGCAGACAACACGGCTATAGTAAAGAAGGTAAAAGTCTGTCTCAACAAGATAACGCAGCTTTAAACGACCTTTGGGACACTTATGATTCAGCTAGACAAGCATATGATGATGCGCCTCGAGGTAGAGAATCTGACGCCGAACTGGAAGCTATGAGCGATGCAAGTACTGCTTTACAGGATTTCATGGACCAACGTGGAGTTGAGTTCGACGGATTAGCTGATGTAGATGATGTTGAAGAGCTGGTTGAAATGCTTGCCAAAGGTGAAGGCGTTGCACCTAAGTCTCCTTATGAAACTTCATGGCTAGCTAAAGGAATTGAACGAGAAGTAATGTCAGGTCTAAACCAAGGCATGAGTCAGATAGCTATACCTATTAGAGGCGACGGCATTGAAAGCTTAGCTCGTGGACCTGGCGTACAACGTTGGTATGAAGATAAAGTTGTTAACACTGCAAAGAAAGTTGCTAAGCAACACAACATGGATTTTGAGCTAAAGAAAGTTGGGGGTAGAAAAGACTCACATGACTTCCAGCGTGACGAAGTATTACGGGCGGCTTACGCCGAAGAAAATGTGGAAGATGCATATAAAATTTTAGAAGATGCATATGGTGGCAGACAAGCACAACAAATGTTAGAGGGA